AGCTGTGTAATCGCTTGTATTGGCTGCGCCTACCGTAAATGAGGTAAGACCGTTAAACATTGCAGCTGAGAGAACATCACCTGTTGAAGCTGGAAAACCTGTTGCCATTGTATTACTCCTTAGTAGCTTAGTATATCATCACCGAGGACGCCATAAGTGCTATTGCCTATGATGAACCCGTCTGTTATTGGTTCAAGTGTGGTAAAAGTAGCCAACATGCGGTTAGGGGTTATATCCCAAGCGACACCCTGCACTTGCAGGTTTTTGGTGATAGTTGACCCGTCGGGTTGGATATTTGAAATGTTGACATTATCAAAGTAATCAAGTCCAAGGACTGTGCCAGTAGGCACAGCTGTATCTAATAAGTCAACAGTCATGGAATCAATGCGGATAGTTGTCGTTGATCTAGTCGCAACAAAAATCTTGGCTATGTTCATAGCTTCTGTATCCGTATCAACCACTAAATCTGAAAATGTAATCGAGTGTGGAAAATAGGTTGCAATGCTGCTGACATCAACATTAGTCTGAGTTGTGCCACCAATACGAGTCACATTGGCTTGGTTGACTATCAACTTATCATCAAAAGCAAACACTAGGTTTTTGTAAGGAATCCCACCAGTTTGATTAAATGATATCGGGGTATTGCCAGCACTCTTAATTGTGTTTGATCTGTTCTTAAATATGGCGTTACCTTCAGGGGTAATGTAAAAAGCACCCTGCTCAGATATTTCAACATTTTGTATAGCAGCTAGTGAGGTTCTACTTGTCGCTGGGTCTGCCTGAGTTAATGAGTTACCAGTATCAACCGAGCGCATACCATTTGGAAATTGCACAGTATCTAGAATCTTGTTAATGCGTGTGCCTGTGTCTTGACCTGCTGCTTGCCCTGTGATGGTGGTCACAGCCGCTAAGTTGAATAATCTAAAAGCGTCAGTTGCGCTTATGTCTACATAAGACACATTTTCTGCTTGGTCATAGCTGTAGGTGTAGTCAGTTGTATATCCGCTAAAAAGATAATACGAAGTGCCAGCATAGGTGGCAGATACACGCAATTTGCGAAGTGGTGTTAATCGTCCATAATATGGACTGCTAAGGTTTTGAGGATTAAAGTCACCATTAGGGTCATAAACTCTTATAGTGGCATTTCCAGCCTCATAAGTGTCTCGGGTAATGTTTCTACCCCGTCTGATAGTTATATGTCTTGTAACATCTGTTAAATCAACAACTAAGGCAGGTGTGGTCTGATCTGACAGAATACCAACACCAAGGATTCCGTTAACTGGATCGCCAATAGTAAAAGGGTTACCAAAAGTAGCACCTGAACTAAAGTTAAGGCTTACATTGATTTGAGCAGGTAAAGCCACTAGTCGCCTCTAGTTGCTCGGTTTGACATAGTAAATGAACCTGAAGCAGATGAATCTAATAATTGCATGCGGATTGTATCTGCAAGGTCTTTATTGCTGATTACATTGCCTTGAACTGTTACATTGATTGAAGCACGTTCACCTGCTCTGTACGCTTGATAACCTGCTAATGAAGTCTGAGGGTTTGCTATAGCTGCTGAAGCTGCTGCTGCTGCTGTGCTAACTGATGGTGAAATGGTTGCAACTGGTGTTGAAGGTGTGACAGTTGATGGTGTTGGTGTATAGACCATTGCGCTTGATTGAGCAGACTTTAACTTGTTAATCTCATTGATGGCGTCTTGAATCCATTTTGGATAATCTGCAAAAGGATTTAGGGCTGCTGGTAGTTGGCTAATGGCATAAGCAAGTTGAGTTGTACCCAGTTGAGATTTTGCTAATAGATTGCTTAGGCGATCTGCTTCGTCAGCATTACCAACCAATAAGGCAAATTGTAATTGTAAGCGTAGTTTTTCCTCGTCACTAATCTTGCCTTGTAAAGCAGCAATGATTTGGATTTTATCAATGTCAAACATTGTGCCAGCCTTTTTAAGGGTCTGTGCGTCTCTCTCAGCCTTTAATTTGGCTGCTGCTGCTTTCTTTTGTTCAGCTTGTAATTTTTTTTCTTGAGCTAAGCGTTGTGCAGCCAGTTTCTTATCTGCTGCCGCTGCTGCAATAGAAGCTGGGTCGCCGTATAGGTTGCCCCAACTTGCCTGACCCATGTCTTTTTTAATAACACCAATTTTTTGCAAAAAATCATAAACTTTAGATAATCCATCTATTAAAGGTTTGATTGTTCCGTCATAAGTTAGTTTGATAAACTTAGCAATGGTTGTAATAAATGTAACGATTGAGTTAGCAAAATTGGTTACCTTCTGTTGAATAACTTCAATGTCAGTTGAACCAGCCAAAATGCCTAATGCGTCAAATATGCCAGCACCGATCTTTTCCATGGCGTCACTAGCTGTAACGGATAGGGCTTGCATTTTTCCAGCGTATGTATCCAAGTAAGCAGCATTTGATCCAGCAAACATGCTGTTAAGTTTTTCCATGATCATCTGCATATCGCCTGAGTTAATTTCAGCCTTAGTTAAACCTGTATTTAAGGCTAATAAACCTTTTGTATTACCCGCATAAGCCTTTGTAATTGCGTCTACGACTGTGGCTAATGACTCACCTGTGCCACGACTAATTTCTGTGGCTAAACCTAATTTTGAACTAGCTTCTGTGACTGATCCAAGTATTCTAAATAATTGAGCAAAAGCAGGACGAAGGTCATCATCTGCTACGGCTGTCATTTGTTGTAATTTGGCAATAGCAGTCTCAGCTGCAGGAATAGATAATTGAGCATTTAGATTTTTCATTGTGTTAGCCAATGAAGCTGCGCTTGCTTCGTCTTTAGCAAAAGCAGTTGCCGCTGCTTTGCCAAACTTCAATATCTGATAAGCAGCGAAAGTTTTACCTATTGTCTTTGCAAGTTTTTTAGCTGTTCCGTCTAGGCTTAAAAGGGATTTTTCAGCGTCTTTAGTGCCTTTGCCTTTGTATTCGGTTACTATGTCATAGGTTATTGTCATGCTGCTTTACTTGTCCCTACATTTGAAGTTCTTGCGTAAAATGCTTTAGTTGCTTTATCTATTGCCTTAAATATGGCGTCTTGTGCCTTGCCTTCATTTTTATCAATAGCTTTAGCCATTAAACGACCTTGGTCGTATCTACCTTTTCCAATGCTTGCAAAACCGCCATAAGTACTTTGAATAGACCTATTAAAATGCGCACCAGCATTGCTGTTATTACTTTGACTGCGTGGGTCACCATTGAAGTTTAATCGTCCAGCAGTTTCAATAATAGAACCAGCAGCAGATTTATTTAATAAACTATAAAGAGTAACAAAACCTGATTTATTTTTTTTAGATTTACCTAGACTATAGGTCAAACCTTTTTTAATAACTTGTGAATTGTATTTAGGAAATGCTCTTGCTCTACTACTTCTAGACTTAACTAGCGTGCCATTGTCTTGCCAGTTGTATAATCCATTAACAGAAGGTTGCACCATGCCACGAGCGTCTTTAACAACAACTCTCATTGCTGCGCCAATTTCTTTATTCATCTCTTTAAAAAGATCAGGGGCAAGTTTTTTAAGAGCTTTGCGGGTTTCAATTAAACCGCTGACCTTTACCCCCACTTGGCACTCCCTTTGATTTCTCTTTTAGATACGCCAATGTAGCTAACAACATTGATCTATCCATGTTCAAATACTCGCTGTGAGGTATGCCTGTTTCAACCGCTAATGAAGCGACTAAATAAGTAAAGTCATACCTCGTCACCCATTTGGGGTATCAGCGTCTACAATCTCAACTTTCGCTAAGGTATCTAGAAACTTTTCTCCAAATGGTGGAACAGTCTCACCTGATCGGCGTAGGCATTCCCACGCCAACCAGTAGACGTCACTCTGTTTTTCTTCGTCTCGGAAACGTTTATGGAATCCAGACTTAAAATGTTGTTCAAAAGCATATTCAATCGCTGGTGAGATTTCGTGCAATGTTTCCTCACCTGAAGCCTTGGTGATTTTTAATGCTATCAATTTAACTCCTTAGAATGTACCTGTGGTAGCGACTGTAATTGCGCCGCTAATGTTCCATGTTACATCTTGAGTAGCCAAATCACCAGTTGCACCGTTAATGTCGGTGGTGTTATTTACTAATGCAGTAAATGTGTAAAGAGGGTTTGTTGCTGATACAGCAGTTCCCTT